CGGAGCTGGATCAGCCTGGCGCCATCGAGCGGGCCAGCCGTAAGGGCGTCACCGTCAAAGACATGATCGACCAGTACCTATTGGAAGTGGGGAAGGCCCGGCCGTTGGGCAAAACCAAGAAGGCCACGCTCGAAGCCATCGGCAAGATGGACATTGGCCAACTGAGCGATACCGACGTCACCACTCAATGCCTGGTCGACTTTGCCCTTTTTCGGATGAGCCGCGAGGGTGGGGGCGTCCAGCCGCAAACCGCTGGCAACGACCTTGCGCACCTTGGCGCTGTTCTGGCGATCGCCAAAGACGCCTGGGGCTACCAGGTCGATCCGCTCGCCATGGGCGGTGCCCGCCGGGTGCTGCGTAAATTGGGCTACAACCTCAAAAGCCGAGAGCGTGACCGCCGGCCGACTTTGGACGAGCTGGGTAAGGTGTTCACGCACTATCAGGCCATGCAGGCGCGCCGCCCCACCGTCATCAATATGCTCAAGGTCGTGGGTTTCGCTCTGTTCTCCACGCGCCGGCTGGATGAAATAACCCGCATTCGCTGGGCTGACGTCGACGAGCCGGGTCAGCGGGTACTGGTGCGTGACATGAAGAATCCCGGGCAGAAGATCGGCAACGACGTGTGGTGCTACCTGCCGGACGAGGCGTGGCAGATCCTCCAGAGCATGCCGAAGGCGGGCGAGGACATCTTCCCTTACAGCCCTGAATCCATCTCCACGTCCTGGGCCAAAGCCTGCAAATTCCTGGAAATTGCGGATCTGCACTTCCACGACCTTCGGCATGAAGGCGTCAGCCGCCTGTTTGAAATGGATTGGGATATACCGCGTGTGGCAAGTGTGTCCGGCCACCGGGACTGGAATTCAATGCGGCGCTACACACACCTGCGTGGCAAGGGTGACCGTTATGCGGGCTGGGAATGGCACGAAAAGATACTGAGGGCGCCCGTCCAACTGGGCGCCGCATCAGAGAAGTGGCTCAAACGGCGTGTTTTATCCCGTTGAGCTGGTTGTGTTCCTTCACAGCGGCGGCGCGCTGCAAGTCGAGGTAGACAGCGAGGTCGGTGAGGTGGATGCCTTTGGCCGACTTCTGGCTCGGTTCCAGGCGGGTGATAGGCAGCTTGATCTGACCGCTCATCACCTTGCGTTGGAACATCTCTGGCGTGAGGTGCGTGAAGTAATCACGACACACTAGCTCCAGGGAGATAATTGCCTGGCCGTCGTATTGGGCCATGAGAATGAAGGCTGTATTCATGGTCTGTCCTCAATCGCCGCAGAAGCAGGCAATAGCCTCGTCGTGGTCGGTAAACATGTCGAATTGGGTATCTGAGTAATCGAGCATTTGCTGGTAGCTGGGGCGATCGAAGCGGAAGCGGGCGCCGTCGCCGGTGAATTCACCCGTGGAGACCACTTCCCGTTCCTGCTTGGCCCACCAGTCGCCTTTGCGCACCGGCTGCCCACGGTCGCTGGCAATGATTGAATAGACCTGCTTGACGCCCTTCAGGAAGCAACAGTCGCAATTACCTTCCAGTGTCCGGCCGTTGATCGTCGGTAGCATCAGGTCAAATGGCTGACTGGCCCAGAAGTCCGTTATGTCCTGTACGCCGATACCGGCGTCTGCCAGGGGCATAGCCATGGTCGCCCACTTGCTTTCGCTGGTGCTTTTACGATGTCGAATCTTCGCTACACGGCGTGGCTCGTCGGCTCGGATACCAGTCATCATGTCCACCGGTGCTTCCTCGGTTGAAAGCCCGAGGCTGCGTAGGTATTTGTGGATGATCCTGATCTTAAGGTCGATGGTGCAGAACCTGGTTACCGGGTTGGGCAGGTATTTGCGTTTACGGATCAGCGCTTCGAAAGGTTCGCCCAGGCGGCTGGCGGTGGCGTAATGCACCACCGCAAATCCAGCGTTATCGTCGCGGAACTCCAGCCAGGCAATCGGCACCGCCCAGCGCTCGGCGCATTCCTGCACGAACTCCAATGTTGCGGGGTGTTCCTTCCCTGTGTTGGCGAAAGTGACCACCAGATCGCTCCAGTCTTCATTGTTGTCCAGTACCTGCCGCAGCATGTAGGCACTTGTCCGGCCACCGGAAAAGCTCACAACAGTCGGCCCGGATATTTTGTATGGGGAGATTGTGTGCATTAGTTCTCTCCTTCACATCCGAAACGATTGGTGAATGAACGCCGGCAGCGCTTTGTGTTCTGCAGGCTCTGGTCCGTCGCCCTGGATCTCGCAAATAAACCGATGGCGTTTCCGATTGGGCGCAGTCAGTGCATCAGTCAGGCCAGGCACGACGTCGACGCATTGCTCGTAGGCGTGAGGACCGCTCCAGCTATCAGCCCTTACCACTTGGCAATCCGTACGAGTCGCATCCGCGCACAGGTAAAGCAAAAGGAATACGGTCATACGCCAACCTCCTGCTGAGCCACGCTCAGCGCGATCGCTACCGGCTGTACCCAAATCGACACGTTGCTGAGCATGAACGTCTCTCCAGCCTCGGAAAGCAGCAGAGTCATGCCGAACACATCCGCCATCGCCTTTGCCGCTGCGCGCGGCACAGCGTTGCCGATCCGCTCCCGGTGGTTGCCGTCGTTGACCCCATCCAGCAGGAAGAACCGTGCCTGCTCGATTTTGCGCACCCGCTTCATCACCTGAATTTCGTGAGCGGTCTGCGGATCCGTGGACCAATGGTCCTCTGGATCAAACAACGATTGCAGCGCGGCCAGTTCCAGGGTGGTGAATGGGCGGTGCCAGGTACCGTCGAGGCTGGTGATCACGCAGGTCAGCCGATCGTTGGGTGCCGGCATGCGCTGGTCTGCAACCGACCACCGGCCGTTGTCGTGGCAGGCACTGGCAGAAACGGCGCCAGCCGGGGTGTTGTAATCGACGACACCGTAATGCCCGCCAGTCAGGTACGCGTCACCCTTGGTACGTGACATGCCAGGGCGCGGATCTGCGATCGACAATGCGCCGCTGGCAACCTGTTGCGAGCCGGTCACGGTATTGGCGTTATCGCACCAGGGCGTGATGCGCAGCTTTTGCGTGCTGGCCCCTGGGTGCCAGTTCTTGTAGGCAGGATCCGCCACAGCGAAAGCACCTTGCCCGGTGGTGCTGCCGGCGATGACGGTGCCGGCCGGCTTGTTGTAGTCGGTGACAAGGTATTTGCCGAAGCCCTTTCCTTCCCGACGTGGGTCTTGGACGCAATGCCCAGAGCCGTGGGCGCTGGTCACTGATTGCGCTGAACGGTCCCACGGTATAACGCGGAATTCGTTGCTGTGTTTGGCGGGGCCGGCATGCCGGGGGTCAGCAACACTGAAGGTTCCCTGTCCTGGGCTGCGCTGCCCGGTGACAACGCCGCAGTGCCGGTCGAAGGGCAGCACGCCGTACTGGGTGTATTCGAATTTGCTGGTAGGGCGCGGATCAGCCACAGAAAACTTGCCGTTCATGGGGCGGCTCGCACCTGCAACCACGCCGGCTGTATCGTCCCAATCGACAACTCCGAGTACGCCGTTGTGGTACTCCGGCACGATCACAAAATCACGCAGATGGCCGCCCTCGATCGCAAACCGACTCAGGCTGCGCCAATCTTTCCCTGCCTCGACCAAGGCCAAGCGTACCCACGTTTTCCACTGCAACGCCGGCACGCGGTGCATCGGCCCCGCCTGATCGATGTCGCCGGCCAGCGGCATGCGGCTCAGCACGTCACCGACAGCGCGCAGACTGCGTTTTTCAGGTTCATACAAGAATGCAGGAACCTGCTCGACGTGTCTGGCCACCAGCAAGAATCGCTTGCGACTCTGTGCCAGCCCGCCAATTTCGCCACAGTCGTGGGTGGTTTCCGCTACCGCGTAGCCGTAATGGCGGAGCAGCTTGGTGATCTGGTCCAGCAGGTAGCGGCCACGGGTTGCCAGGCGCGGCACGTTTTCGAACACGATCAACTTCACCGGTTTGTGCTTCCAGGCTTCGCACATCAGCCACACACAGCGCAACGTCAGTTCGTTGAGCGCACGGTACTTGGGCGTCTGGCTCATCGTTTCGGACAGCAGCCCCGAGGCCCCTTTGCAAGGGCTGCTGATGAACACCGCGTCCGGGTCTTCGTTGCCAGCTGCGCGGCGCAGATCCTCGGCGGTGGCCTCTATCCACCCGGCGGGTGGCTGCTGGCCGTGGAACGCCGTGAACTGCTCGCGGGTGAACAAGTCCATCAGGGTGCCGGGCACTCCGGTCATCATCTGGAAGTCGCGTAAACCAGCAGGGTCAACGTCGACGCCACCCAGGCAGCGCCATTCAGCTTGCACGGGGCCCAGAACTGGCTTGGAGTCGCTGAATCCAGCGGCGCCGCTGCCCAGGCCGCAGCAGAGGTGGAAGTGGGTGAGGGGGCGCTTAAGCATTCCGCACCCCCGAACTTTGCTCGGTGGTGTTTTCTGAGTTTTCGGTTGGCGGTTGTCCGTTCACCAGTTGGTATTGATGTGCGGACTCCAGAGCGGCTTCAGCCTCGGCAAACCACTCACTATCGTCAGGGTGTTCAGGTTTGTATGTAAGCACGCCCTCCGCAAGCAGCCATGCAAGCCGGTCCAGCAACTGATTTGCATTGTTTAGTTGCGTCTTCAGGGTATCGCGCTCAGTCAGCACCTCTAACAGGTATTCCTGGCCACCATCGCTCATAGCGACGTAGCTGACCTTGTCGCCGACAGCCAGCGGGGTTGTGGTAGCCTCTGCGGTGCCGCCTTTGGGTTGATTCACTTGCATGGTGCTTCTCCTTTGGGTGGTCGGTGTCGAGGGGTTGCAGCCCCTCGGCACCACCTTTTTTACTGGCTTTCGCCGGTTGGGTTTTGCTTCCGCACCAGGTGCAGTAGCAGGTTTTCAAACTCAACAACCTCATCTGTTGCTGACTGCCATTCCAGGACTGCCTGGATCTGTTCCCGGCTGCACTCAAGCACCAGAATTTCTTTGTCGCTTACCGCACGAACCTCCAGGATCGTGACCAGGCCGGCTGGGTCGTATGCTTCGGCGTGAACGATCTTCCCGGACTCGTTAAACCAGTCCTTCAGCTCTTTCAGGTGCCGAAGGCGGTTGGTTTCGCCTTGTTGGCCGTCACCGGTGATGACTTGTACGTGCATGGTGCTTCTCCTTTGGGTGGTCACTGTCGAGGGGTTGCAGCCCCGGTGTGCTTTCAGGCTTCGTCGGCCATGTCCTGCTCAATGATCGCGACGACTTCGTCACGGTCCCTTGCATAAGCGAACGGCAGTTCTCCACCGGGTCGAGTTACGGGGTAGCGAGACTCAGGTAACCGGCACTCGGCGACGGTGTAACCGCTGTCGGTGATCCAGCAGTTCTGCTGCACTTGCCCGTCTCGGTTTCGTTTTACTGCCCATTTCATGGTCATATCTCCGTTGACTAGGTCACGCAGTTACGCGCTCTTGAACACCCAGCAGCGCACGGTGAGTGGTTTGTTAAACAAGGCATTTCCGGCGCTTTGTGAGGCGCGAACCGCGCTGTACGTGGACTTGTTGGTTTCCAGCAGCTTTCGGCTGCGGCTCTCGGTCAGCAGGGAGCGCAAGGTTTTGAGATCGGCCAGGTTCTGGCGGTGGATGCTGGCCAGCTCGGCGAATTCGTTGAGATTTATGGCGATCAGCTTCGGGTCAGTGCTGTGGTTGACCTGCGGGCCATCGCCCAGACTTTCCAAGTATTCGTAGACTTCCCAGAATTCAGCCACCAGCGGGTGGTCGGCGCTGATCGCTGACTGGCGTTCCAAGGCCATGACGGTCAAAGCCTGCTGGGTAGTGACCCGCTGGTTTTCGTCCAACGGGCAAATCAGGCACAGGCAATCCACCAGGGCCATGATCTGGCTGTGGTTCTTGATGATCCGCTCGACGCGAATGTCCTTGAGTTTGCGCAAGTGCTGTTCGTGCACCAGAACCCGTTCGGCAAATTTCGCCATGATCTGCGCTTCGGCACGCACGGCCATCAGTAGGAAGTGGCTGAGCTGTTCCACCGGGATCAGATTGAGGTTATCCGCCGCTGCTCGGCTCTCTGTGGTCACCTCAGGGCGTGCAAAGTGAGATTTGATTATCCGGGTCAAAATCGCTTCAGATGCGCTTACATCGGCGTTCTGGCTGATTGCTATCGCCCCGCGAAACGGTGGCTCGTAAGTCTCATTCCCGCTGGTTTTCATACCTTTGGTACCGAGGGTGCCGCCGCCGAAAAAGTCTTTCAGTTCGTCCCAGTCAAATCCCTTTGCATGAGCCTTATCCGGCTCATTGCGGTCCCCCTCGATCAAAACCACCGGCATGTTTGAAACCTGCCCCATGGCACGCTGGCGCCCGGCACGGGTCGACTTCGATGGGTCGAAGCCTTCGTGTTCGCGGCCTAGCAGTTTCCATAGGAAGGTGAGCAGGGTGGTTTTACCAGCGCCGGCCTCGCCTGTGACTTCCAGGAAGGGATATGACTTGTACTGCGCGCGGATCTGCTCAGCGAACAGCGAGCCAAACCAAAAGGCCAGGGCGACGATGCCCTTGGCACCGAAGCACATCCACAACATCGGCAGCCAGTCGCTGCGGTAATGCTTGGCGTCGCGCTGGATGTGCATGGCGATCGACTTCTGCAGCGTCTTGAGGCGCAACTTGCCGAACTCAAAGAAGTCTTCCTTGTTGACCTGGCTGACCACACCGTTACGCACCGCGATATCGCCGAACACATAGGCGCCGTGTTCCTTGCTGTAGCCCACGTAGTCGATGGTCTCCACGGTTTTCAAGCCGTAGAGCTGGTCCTTCATAATCTTGTCGAGCTGCTGGCCGCTGCCGGTGAATACAGCGCCTGCCGCCATGCTGAGCAGACGTTTCTTGAATTCGCTGGCGGCCGCGACCTGGCCACCGGTGAAGGTGTTTTTTACGCTGCCACCGTCGTGCGGGAAGTCGACGCGGAAGTAGTACCAGGACTCGTCGGTTACTTCGTTGCGCTGGAAGTACAGGGCTTGTGGGTAGCAGTTGGCAATTTCGACCACTCCGCCGCACTGACGCAGAGCCTTGTCACGGCGCTGTTTATCGTTGAGCAACTGGTCTTCCTGGCGCTCGGAAGTCTCCAGCGCCTGCATGGCTTTGTTGAATTTTTCAAAGTCCATTTTGAACCAGTAAAGCCGGCTCTCGAACCCGAAGAAAAATTCGTGACGCTCGAAGTGGTCATACATGAGTACGCCTTTCTCCGAGGCGCTTTCAGCCAGGAGCAGGTCGCCGTGATAACGGGCGGTGTCTAAATCCTTTTCGATCTGTTTAGCGCGCTGCTCGTTGCCATCGACAAACTGCCAACGCTGGTGCAGGTCGTTCCAGTCCACCTTGCGGCTATCGGGTTGGGGGATTTGCGCCGCTTCGCAGACGTAACCCAGGGCGCGCGCCTGGCGTACCCAGCGCTTGGTGTAGCGGTGAGCGCCTGGCTCGTTGTCCAGGGCCCAGATCAGCTTGGGCAATTTGCTGCCGCGTTGACGGGCAAGCTCCTTCAGTGATTCTTCGGGATAGGCGCCGGATGACATCGCTGATACCGCCGCTATGCCGTTGTGCACCAGTGCGATGGCGTCAAAGATTCCCTCGACAATCCATAGCTCTTTTACGTCTAGCAGTTCGACGCACGGCGGGCACCACCAAACACCACGCGGGCTGTCGCCGGGTTTGAAGCGGGCTTTCATCTTTCCAAAGCGATGCGGGCGGTCGATCAGCCGCTCCCAGTAGCCACCTTTGTCGAGCGCGAAACGCACTGTGGCGCTGCCTTCGTTCAGCTCGGTGGAGAAGTAGGAGTCCTGGGTGAACCAGCCCTGAATGACGTCGAAGCGGAAGCCACGGGCGAACTCCAGGTATGCGCGGGCTGTGGCGTTCGGGTGTTGCTCAGTGGCCGGGGCTCGGGTGCTCCAGTCGTTGAAAAGATCCTCATAGATCTCTTTGACGTGCCAGGTCTGGCCGCACTTGCCACGACCGCAGCGGATGACCCATGGCGCGTCATGGAAAGCGTACAGCTCTTTTTTATTGCAGGCAGGGCATTTGCCTTCCCGCATGTATTGGCCGGCCTTGTGCTTGAAACCGTAATCGGATTTCAGGCGGTCCAGGATGTCGGCGCGCAACTCGTATTCCATTGTCATTGGGGCTTACTTCACTTCGCCGAGGCTATATTTAAGGGCGCCAATCAGGCTTTTTCGTGCGGCCATCGCGGGGAAGGCCACGAGCAACGAGCCGTGCCGCAAACCCTCGGGGATCATGCGAAAGCGATCGTCATACCAATGCTCGTTGAGCAGCACTGCGTACTGCGCACGTAGCTCAACGAGTAGTGCCTCAGCGTGGTCGCGGGGCAGTTTTGCGGTGATGGCGATGTCGATTTCCATGGTCCACCTCGGATTGCGGGCAAAGCTCACCCAAACCCATTGGAAACGGGGGCGGGCGGGGTTAGTCGGGGATTACGGTGATACGAGGCGCAGTCGGCGGTTTTCCGGTGCGTTGATGATGCGTTGGTAGATCAGGCTGACCGGTACGGCCCAGGTCATTCCGCTGGCCGGGTCCGTGATGACAGCCACGGCACCGGAGCTTGCATCGACGTCCAGCTGGTGGCGGTCGTTGTTGGACTTGAGTTCACCGTAGGCGCGGCTGATCAGTTTTTCAGCCATGTGCAAAGGCACTTCCAGGCTGCCCACCAAGTGCTGCACCGCGCGGCAGAAAAGTAATTGGTCGTTGCCGAGGTACTCGGTCTGGTGACGTTGCAAGAAGGACAGGCCAGCGGTTTGCATGGTTGCCTGGTATTCCTGGTAATCGGTATCGGTAGCAGTATTCATCACGCACCCTCCATTTCCATTTGGTCCAGCAGATCGGGTTGATCATTAGCGGTTTTCATTGCCTGGCGACGAATGACCACATCTGCAACCGGGAGGCGCACAGCCGGGTTAGGCATGCCGCTGGGGCTAAGCTCGTGGGTCATTTGAAATTCAGCACGCACCGCCCAGCCGCAGGCCTCGTTGGTGCATTGCATGTAGGTGATGCGCAGAAAAATGTGCTGGCCTTCGCTGGTGCGGATGCGCATCCGGCTGTGGCAGTGAGGGCACACCAGTTTGTAGGTACTCACTAGACCGCTCCCTGGCTGTAAAGCTGGATAGTCGCGAACACCTCGGCGTAACGGGCCGACATGTAGGTGACAAGGGCGGCGATGATCGCGTCGGCTTCCCGCTTTTCGATGACTCCGTCATCCAGGGCCGCAGACATGATCTGATCAACTTTGCCGCGCTTGGCCGAGGCTTTTAGAGAGCGGGTGTACAGCTCAACGTTGTCCAGGGTTTCCGGGAGGCTCAGCGGTACGAACATGCCGCCGTACATTGAGGCGATGTAGTCCGGTAGGAAGGTGGTACCGGCGACTTTCTCCAGGCGGTGGATGTGCTCGTCGGTCAGCGGGCGACTGCCTGCATTTTCGTAGGCTTGGTTGTCGAACTTCTTGAGCGGCATACCGAGGTCTGCCGAGGCGTAGGAACGACCGCCGGGGTAGGCGCCGATCACGGCCATAACGACGTTTTTCCTGCTGTCTAGAACTGGGCGTTTCATCTTCTGGTATCCCCTTGGAGCCAGAGGCCCTAGTTTGTAATCACGCCGTCTTTGATTCCGAGCAGGACGGCCGCGCGGTGAGCTTCACCGCGCAAGCACTTCTTCTGTCCGTTCAAAACTGCGTAGACCGTCGAAGGGTTGAATTCATTTTTTTCAGCCCAGTCTTTGGCCGAGATCCCGAGACGTGCGAGACGATCACGGGCCTCTTGGCATGCTTGCTCGATGGGGGATGCGTTCGGCATAGTCTCGTTTCGTGTGGTTTCGTGTGATGACAGGCGAAGTATTTCCCATGTTTGTGGGATCGTCAAGTCTTGATGGAGACAATTGTGGGAATTGGTGACCGCCTCAAAGAGGAACGGGAGCGCCTCGGGTTCAGTCAGACTGAATTTGCGGCTGTTGCTGGGGCTTCGAAAAACAGTCAATACAACTACGAAAAAGGCGATCGGAGCCCTGACGCGGACTACCTCGCGGCTATCGCAGATAGAGGTGTCGACGTTCTTTACGTGGTGACTGGTGAGCGTACGCGTCAAGCAGCCGACAGCATCAGCGGCGATGCATTAGCGTTCCTTCAAGTTTATGAGCAGGTCGATAATGCTGACCGGCAGGTACTCCTGCGCATGGCTTCGGCATTCGCCAATGCAGCGGATTCAACCGGAAAGAAAGCCAGCAACTGAAACGGTCCCAGTCAGGGCCGTTTAATCGGACGCAACAAGCCGGCCAAGAGGGTCGGTTTTTTCATGGAAGTTCAAAGGAGAAAGGAATGGCTTTGAAGCCTTGTAGGTCCTGCAAACACACAGTGGATGCCACTGCAAAGGTCTGTCCCAACTGTGGCGTTAAAACCCCCGGCGTAACCTTAGGACACCAGGTGTTAGGGGTTGTAATAGTGCTCGCTGTCATTGCTGGCGCGGTTTCGTTGTTCTCGGGTGGAAGCGATACCAAGCCCATAGAAAAGGCCACGCAGCAGGCTGCACCAATTGCCGCTGTGCCGCAGTCCTACTCAATCACAGAGGACGATTTCCGAGAAGGTGGGCCTCGCAAAGTAGAGGTCATGTTGCCTAAGCGGTTAAACGACGCAGATTTGGCGGAAGTGGCAAAAGCCATTCGTGCCGATTCCAAATTCAAGGCCGACAAAACCTTCATAGGGTTCCGTGTCGAAGGGCAAACCGACAGCGCGTTCTGGGCCATCGCCAATTTCGACCCCGACTACAGGGCCTCACTGATCGGCCTGAGCGTGAAGGACTACCAAGCTCTGAAAGCGCTGGACCTCAAGGCATACCCGAACAGGATAGGTAGCTGGTTGCAGGACGGCGTATTAGGTCATGTGATGGTGTTGTACAAGCAAAACGACAAGTATTTGCTCGACTCTGTTTTTGCCAGCGGTGGGAAAAATACCGAGCACTATGAAGGAAAAAAACTACCTGATGGCGGACTGCGTCTGGACGATCCCGAGGCCGGTTTTAATGAGCATTACGTTGTTGACGCCAAGGGCAATCTGCAAGGCTGGGGGGAGAACGGCGTGTACATGACGCTGCTCCCGTTTGAGCCAGCACAGTGATGTAATAACACACATAATTTTTTTGCTTGCCGTCCGATGACACATCAGAACGTGATGGAAATTAGCTGTTCCCCGGGAGACTTTAACGGCGCCATGTAGGCGCCGAGTGCCCGTTGCGTGTGAAAGGAGTATTCGCATGATGGAGAACAGCGGTGTGTCGGAAAGCCAAGTGTCAGTCGTAGATACGAACTGCCTTAGCGATCAGGAAGTGAAGTTGCTAGCAATGTTCCGGGCCATCAGTGCCCAGCGGCAACATGATGTGCTGCGACTGTTGGAGGTTTTTACGGTCGCACCTGAGTAGTAATCGTGCTGACCCCGGACATGTTCCGGGGTTTACGCTGTTTTCTCGGCCTGAGCTTTTTTCCACTCCCGATCCACTGCCCGCTTGGCCGTTTTTTCACTGGCGTACAGCCAACGTAAGCGCCTTGGTTTCGATTGATCACCTGCTGTAATTGTCTTTTCCTTCCCGGTTTTATGGTCGCGGTAATACGCGATGATCCCTGTGTAATCGCCCTTGTTTTCTTCTGCCAGGTCTTCAACGTTGTCCTCCGGGAGTTTGCTTTCCAGTTCCAGGCTCACCGTGTAACCGCCATCGGCAGTGAGACTGTGCTGCACGTTACCGCCATACCAGATGATCTCGTCGATTTCCTCCTTCACGCCCTGGAGCGTGTACGTCAGTTCGGGGATCAGATCTGGCCGGCCCATGGCCAAGTTGTAGCTGAGCGTGGCGCTGCCACGTTGTAGGCGCCGGAATTCCGCCCGGGCTGCGCGCAGGGCCGACTGCTGGTCGCTGTAGGTGTGGCGCAGGTCCTTGAGGTTATCGCCACCGCCTGCAATGGCCTCCTGTTTCTTGGCGCTATTGACGTCGTAGTAATAGGCGCGCACGCCGTCGTAGCTGTCGCGGTCTGCTTGCAGATAGCGGTGCTGGTCGCCGTCGGCACGCGTAAGGGTGATGTGTGGCAGTTCCAGGCCGCTGGCGGTCTTGCCACCGCCCGCTGGCATGCACAGCAGGCAACCTGCTTTGACACTGGCCACCGCGTCGAATTCTTCTCCCAAGCGGCTGATCAGGTTCGCGTCGGATTCATTGGCCTGGTCGAGCTGTAGAATGGGCAAACCGTCCAGGGCTCCGGCGATGGTGGCGGTGAGGCCGTTGCCAATGGCGATGTCGCCCAGAACGTCGCCGAGAGTGGTGTTGCTCCAGCTACGCTCTCGTTTGGTTTTAAGCCCCTTGCGCAGATCTGCCGATCGAGCGCGAATGCTGAGTACATCCGGCGCGCCGCTGTGTTCGGTTTCGTCGACGGTGTAGGTGCCCTTGTCCACCAGGCCGGTATCGCTCCAGCCCAACCACAAACGCAATACCGCACCCTTGGGCGGGATCGACAGCAGACCATCATGATCGCTGAGGGTGATGCTGAGTTGGTCGGCCTCGACGCCGCGATTGTCGGTCAGCTCCAGGCTCATCAGCCGCGGGCTGATCAGTTGCGCAATGTCCAGGCCGTCGACGGTGAGCCGAAAGGCCGGCACGGGATAGGCTGCGTCACGGACGTACTGCTCGGCGGTACTGCGCACGTAGCCGGTGACCTTGGAAATGATGGAGTCGATCACAGCAGGCCTCGTAAGATGTTGACGCCAATGCTGGTGCCGGCGCCGAGTAGATCGATGCGGTCGTCGTCGATGCGCTTGAGGCTCAGGGTGAATTCAATGCGCCGTGGGGTGCCGTCCCTGAAAAAGATGGTCTTGTTCTCGCTCAGGCTCTCTATCACCCACAGGCCGTATATCCGCCCGGTGCCTTCGACCATGGGCCATGCCTTGCCGGTATTCGCCATCAGACGTATCGCGTCGAGGCTCAGGGTGCTACCAGCCAGCTCGGGCAAGATGATGCCGGGGAGGGTGATGGCATCGTCGCCACGACCGAGGAACTGGCGCGCGGGCGCCGCGCCGATCCGGTTGTTGCTGGCATGGCGCCAATCGGTTTGGCGCTGCAGCTCCTGGTAGGCGGCAGTGGATAGGCTGAACACGAACATGCCGAGAGCCATCATCATGGTGGTTATTCCAGGTCAGAAAGTTTGCTGCGCTGACGCGCTTTCTTTTCGTTTTCGATGCGGGCCATCAGTGCACGCACGCTCTTTTCCAAACTTTGCATGTCTGTGCCAGGCCCCGCCGTGATGGTGAATTCGTAGGTGTCGTGGCTGTCGTAGACTGCTGCTGCGGGCGCGCTGTTGATCGGTGGCGCAGTGTCCACGGAAAACGCCGGCATGGCGGTTGTGCTCAGTGCCTGGGTGCCCGCCGCTGTCATCTGCTTGCTCATGCTGGTCAGGGCGTCCAATGGGCCTTTCTGTCCACCTTCCAGGCCCTGTGTCAGGCCTGCCATGGTGAACCCCCCCAGTTCTGCGAACACCCGCGACGGGCTGTGGATGCCGAGTTTCTCCTTGAACCAACCAATGCTGGCATCACCGATAGAGCTGATGGTGTTTTTCACGGCGCCGAGCCCGGCCGTCAGCCCATTGATCAGGCCGTTGACGATCATGCCGCCGAATTCAGTGAAGCGGCTAGGCAGCTCGATGCCCAGGTAACTCAGCACACCGGCAAATGCCTGGTAGAGCAGGCCGAGCGGGCTGAAGTTGACCAGGGTGGTAATGATGCCCCCGATGCCACCGTCGAACCCCGATTTGATTTCGTTCCAGGCGTTGGCGAAGTAGGTTTTTACCGCGTCCCAGTTCTTGTAGATCAGGTACGCGCCGCCGGCCAGTGCAGCGACAACAGCAGCGATGACCAGGACAATCGGGTTAGCGGAAAGCCCCCACAACGCTATGCCAACCGTACGAAGTGCGGTCACCAGGGGACCAATCAAAATCCCGCCCAGCGTTCGCAGAACCGTGCCGAACACCTTGAAAATACCGATGATGCCGGGCAGGCGAACACCGAACATGGCCAGGCCGAAGCGTAGGAACAGGAACGGCCCCAAGATGCCGGCGAGTGTGAGGGCGAGCCCGCCGAAAACCGCTGACAACACCGCCACACTGGCTACGATCTTCAGCAAGGTCGCCGTCAAAGTCGGGTTGGCTTTGACCCAGGCATTGACCTTGTCTAGCACACCGCCGATGGCGTCCATGACGTCGACCATGGTCGACCGTATGGCTTCGCCCGCGCCGCTTTTGGTGTTGAATAACTTGTTCTGCAGCACTTGCCAGCGACCTTCGATCGCATCAGCACGGATATCCATTTCCCGCTGCATCGATCCATTGGCTGCGGCCTCATTCACCAGGTCGAGCTGACGTTTCAGTTCGTCCAGGTTGTTGACCAGCTTGCCGGCGTCCTTGCCGAATTCTTTGCCGAATATCCGCGTTGACGCTTCTGTCTGTTGCTCAGGCGACAGCTTTTTGATCCGCTCAAGGACACCCATCATTGTGCCCATGGCGTCCTTGCTCATTCCGCTCTGCACAGCCTTTGAGTCAAGGCCGACCATGGCCATGCCTTCCTGGAACTTCTTGCTCTGCATGGTGGCTATGGAAAGCTCACGGACCATCGCCCTGGAAGCGCTCGCAGCGACTTCTGGTGCCGAACCCAGCGACAGGAACGTACTGCCCAACGCTGCCGCCTTGCGGTAGTCGAGCTTGTCGGCTACGTCGCTCATGCGGGTCAGCGTTTCAATGATGTCACCACCCTTGGAGCGGGTGTTGTCGTCCAGGTAGTTGAGTGCATCACCCAACTCGGAGATGTTCTTGATCGGTACCTTGTACAAGCCGGCGATCCGGCCCATGTCCTCGCCCACCTGTTCCGCTGGCAGATCGAACGCCACGGCGGCAGTGGCCGATACCTTTGCCATGGTCAAAAGGTTTTCTTTGCCCTGAATACCGGCCCGGGCCTGCGCTTCGACTAGGGCTGCGAACTCGGTGGTGGCAATAGGCATTTCGTTGCTGGCCGCTTTGATCGCGTCCGCAAATTCGTAATAGGTGGCGGTGAGTTTGCCGTTGTCGTCCCGCGCGCCGTCGACCTGCTTGGCTACGCCCATCATGGCGGTTTCGAAGTCGACGTATTCCTTTACCACGCCGATGACTGGGCGGCTGGCTGCGTACGCAACGCCCAAGCTGGAGCCCCCGGCCACGGCCGCGTTGCCCGCGAACTGCTTGCCCTTGTCGTAGCTGCCCCGGGCCATGGCCGCGCGCTTGTGCTGGGCGCTCAGCTCCGCCATGCGCTTGCCTTGCGTGCTGATGCTGGCGTTGGTGGCTGTGATCTGCTCGCGCAGCTGGCGTTCGTGGGCCACCAGATTTTTAGTGCTGATGCCGGCGTCATTGAGCTTTGACCGCAGGCCTTGGAGTTGAACGCTCTGCTGCTGGTGTTGCTGCTTGAGCTTTGTGGCCTCGCGTACCGCTGACTGAAACTCGCGCGTCATTGCCCTGGTCGGCGCGCCGGTCGCGGCAAACTGCTGGCTGAGGGTTTTTACTTTATCGCGTGCGGCATTGAGGGCCATGCCTGTCTGGTCGGCAGCTGCACGCTGGGTGCGCCAGGCGCTGACGTCTTTCTGCTGAGTGTTGAGTTCTTTCAGGCGGTCACGTGCAGCCTTAAGCGCGCGGGCGGTCTCAAGGCTGCCGTTGTTGATTTGCTTCAACGGGCGGGTGGCTTTGTCGATGGCATCCAGCACCACCTGTAGCCGCAGATCATTTGCCATCGGTGGAACTCCGCACCCTGGCACGCTCGCGCCAGTCCATCAGTTCTTGCAGGCCCAACTGATCCATGTCAGCCGGTGCCCAGTGAAAAACCACGGCCAGATCGGCCATGGCCTCCTCTACGCAACGAGGGATGCATCCGTCTTCGTCGATTTCTGTAGCAAAAAACCGGTGATCTTCGTGCTGAGCGCGACCAGGTCGGCGGGGTCCATGGACGTAACTTCAATGGTGGTGAGGGTCGGCGAGCTGATGCGCGGTAACACCTTGATCAGGCTGTTGACGTCCATCTGCAGCAGCTCGGCCAGGCTCACGCCGCGCAGCTCGCCCGAGTTGGGTTTGCGCAGCGTGATGCTTTCGATGGTGCTGGTGCCACGGCGGATAGGTGTGTCGAGGATGACGGTGTTGTCGTCAGCGAGTGATTGAACGTCAGGTTGTTCGGTAGCCGCGTTTTTCATGGGTATAGCTCCTGGTGATTGGCAAGCAAGTTACATGGCGGTGGGGGGTCAGAAGCCCAGGGCGTTGCGCTGTTTCTCCAGCATGTCAACGCCGGCGACCTTCTCGATGAAGTTGAGCAGGTCGATTTCGATGATCTCTTCGTTGTCGACGGTCAATTTGTAGTAGGTGCAGGTGGTGGTCATGGAGTGTTCGGTGTCTTCGCCTGGCTGGGCGTCACCCATCTCGATGGTTTCATGACGGCCTCGCACGACAATTTCCACGGCGCTGACTTCACCCGTGTCGTCCTGCTCAAAGGCGCCGGTAAAGCGCAAGGCCACACCCGAGGCGTTGACCATGGCGAATTGTTTGAGGCTGATTAGATCCAGGCCGCCGGTCTTCCATTCGAACTGGATACCATCGTCAGAAAAGCCCAGGTCCGCCTTGACTGGGCCATTCATGCCGGCGCCGCGATAGGCTTCCATCTTGCGGCCGAGGGCGGGCAGGGTGACGGACTTCACCACCCCTCTGTAGATGTTGGCGTCGTTGAACAGCATGAGGTTCTTAAGTTTGCGTGGCATCGCCATGGCGGTGTTCTCCGGGTGTTTGGCAGGGGGTTAACTCCCCTTTCGGGGAGACCCGGTTTAGCCGTTGATCTGGCTGGCAAACGTCATCAGGTAGCTGTCGGTGATGCGCTGGCGCAGCGTGAGGTCTTCCAGGGGCGGGACTGGCGTGTAGTCGTAATCGATCGTCAGCTTGCCGGCCTTGAGGGTGTCTTTGTCGTTGATGTCTTCCGGGTACCAGGCGCTGCCGCCGATCAGGTAGCCCTGGGCAACCATCTCGCGAAACTTGGCGTTGATGCCTTCGATGATGTCTCGCACCAGGGAGGCGTGCATGGGCTTGTCCACGGCCCACATGTGCGCCTCGGCCATGGTGTCGGCGAGGATCTGCGCGGTACGGGTGTAGTTTTCGAAGGCAAACAAAGGATCGTCGCTGCACGTACGGCTGCCCCAGAAGCGGAAGCCGCCCTCATTGATCAGTGTTGTGACCTCGTTGCTGTTGAGGTAGTTGGCGTCGGTGGCCGGGTTTTGCAGATCCCAGAACACATCTGCGCTGATGCCGGTCACGCCGTCGACCGCAACGTTGGAAAGGGTCTTGTGCCAGCCGGTTTCCTGGTCGATTTTTGCCCGCAGGCCCAGGGCGCGGGCCACCGCCGACGCGGTAACGGTCGCGCTGGTGACCGTGTCCCAGTTCTGGAACTCCGGCCAGATCACCATGACCTCACGGGCGCCGAAGTTTTCACGGTAAGCGACCACTTCTTCCTTGGTTTTGCAGTCCCAGGCACTGACGTAGGCGAAGGCGCGCAGGTCCTGCGCAATCGATACCAGGGCGGCGGCCACCGGCTGGCTGTCAAGACCAGGTACGCCGAGAATGCGTGGCGTCATGCCCACGCGGGCCTTGGCTGCGAGCAAGGCTTTCATGCCGGTGTATTTGCCATCGGCGGTGGTGGTACCGATCAGGGCAGTGGTGGTAGCGGCTGAGTCTGCGCCTTCCTTGACCCGAACCACGATGGTGTAGGGCTTGGTCTGATCGGCGATGGCTTGGAGGCTGGACGCCAGAGTGCCCTTTACGCCGGCTTTGGCGATGGCGCTTTGCACGTTGGTCAGCAGTACCGGAGTGTCCAGCGGGAAAGCGAGCGGGTCCGCATCTTCAGCCGTACAAACCAAGCCGATGACTGCGGTGGGAATGGTGCGAATGGGGCGGGTGCCGTCGTTGAGTTCGATGACCCGCACGCCGTGGAGATAGTCTGAACCGGCCATGGGTGGATGCCTGCGCTGTGATGGAATGACAGTGCACAGGCTGCCGCGCGCGCGGCAGTTCGGCGAGTGGTGGACGTTGTAGGTGGACACGCTACAAGGCGCGCCACCTTTCGATGGTTGTTATTGAACCTGCTCATCAAGCCAAGTGGGCGCGATAGGGCGATGCGTGCTATCCGGGAATTCCGGCGATTGCGGCCAGTCCCGCAGAGCCTGCATGTAGACCAATAATTCTTCGAACTGCTCGGCTGTGAGCGTCGTCGGGGCACCAATTTCAAGCTGGTCACGGTGCCGGTCACGCAGCCAAGCCGCCGAGGTCAGTACTCCATCACGCCAAGCGCGTTCGGCCAGGGCAACGGCCTGGGGATCAATCGGTGGTTCAACCAGCTCAAGCGAACCATTCTCGGACACTTGCGCGAGCAGACCGCGTGATATCCCTGCCAGCAGCTCCGTTCGCTGCGGCTCGGTGACCGCAATCGCATCGGTCGGAATCTGCTTTTTACTATTGAGCGCCGTGTCGAAAAAACCACGCTCTGATGGGCTGTAAAACGCTGCCATAGGTGTACCTCTTTATCGGCCAAGCGCCAGCCAAGCGATGTCGCCTGCTGACTGGGTGTAGTTGTTCTGAACGCGGATCACAGACCTCGATACGTACCCTGCCCCAGGCGCAAATGCTGCTCCGGTGATCATCGTCGTAAAGGCCATGCAGGCGCCCACCCACATGATTTCGGTCGGGAACGTCACGGAAAGAGACACGTCACGACCAGGGCCTTGCGACGTACCGCTGTTGGTCGCCTGCCCAACCCCGACCGCTAACCCCCATTGCAGAATCCAGCCGCCCAGCCAGGTTGGCATCGCAATGTAGCCATTCGCGCCAAGCACCCATGAAACACCCGCGCGCAGCTTTTTTGGCGTCACTGCTTTTGTGTCGTCGGTACCGGCATTGACCTCCGGTTGCGTGGCGAGTTGTATAACGCCCAGCACGCCTTCTTGGGCGGCTTGCCACAACGCGGCCAAGCGTGTGGCAAGCGTCAATGGAGTGACTATCGTCGAAGGTTCAGTGCCGCTGTTGACAGCTGTTTGCGAGGCGATACGAGCGATACCAGCAATGCTTGTTGTCGCCTGAACTACTTTGGCAGCGATTGCCTGCCAGACCCGTAGCGCCGTCATCGGTTTGGTTGTGTCAGAGCCCTGCTCGGCTTCCGTTTGGCTCGCACCGGCGATGCCGTAGCCAGACAAGGTGTTTGGCAACCCTGTCAGAGAAGTGAAAGGCACAGAGGCAATGCCGTAGCCAGATAAAGTGGTCGGTAGACCTGTCAGTGCGGAGAACGGCACAGAGTTCAAGCCAGCGCCGTTGCCGTAGATGGTGCCCGTGATCAGTACATTGCCTTCCGACGTGATCCGGATGCCCGGTCCGGTGGACCATGGGTCAGTTCCAAGCCCCAGAAATGCAGTTTTGAATACACCGTCAGCTCCGCCCCAAAAGCCGACGCCCCCCTTAATCGATGCAGGAGCCCCGGCGAACATTCCCAATCCCCATGAGGGCGTATTTCCCGGGCCGATATAGAATCTGCTGTTCTCCGTCAATTGGACATTGCCTTGAAGGGTTCCCCCATTAATCGACAATGCATCGGTGATCCCGGCCGCAGCAAGCGTTGTCGGGTTTGTACCGGCAATGACCCGACCATACTTGTCGACGGTAACCTTGCCATATGAGCCCGCATTGACCCCTGTGCGGCCCACAGCCATCTCGAAGGTCAGCGCGGTAGTACCCAGGACAATTGGCGCGTCGGTTACCAACTGCCAAACGCTGTCGCCGTTGACCGTGCCCGTCTCGACGCTCACAAATAGGCCAGGTGTTACCTCGATACTGGTATCTGCATCCTCGGCGCGTTTCCATAGGCCCGTTGAAGAAACCACCCACAGGCCGTTGTCTTTGGCCGTCAGCTGATTCTTCACCAGTACGCGGTTCCCGGCCTGCAACGCCACGCCATCAACGGTCTGCAGACCGCTCAACGTGGTGTTGCCGGTCGTGGCTACCAGTACGGAGTGCTTGAAGTCCTGTTTGGCCTGGGCCTCAATGATGGCTGTGTCGACATACTCGCGAGTGGCCAACACGACGCTGGGGTCAATCTTCAGTTCGATATTCGCGGTGTTGCTGACGATCAGGTTGATCCGAATCACCTGTGTCCGGCCAGATCCTTGGGCGAGCAAGGGTTTGAAGGTCGGCGCGCAGTTGGCAACCGCGACCATGTCGCCGTCCTTGTCGTAAAGGGCCAGCTCACGTACCCACCAGCCGCCAACGCTCTCCGGGATGACCTGCTCGGCAATGATCACGCTGGCGTTGGCTGGATCAACCTTCACCTGATTCAGGGGGGCACGTCGGCGCTCGTTGATCAGCCTGGTCTGCGCACTGTTGGGGATGGGATCGGTGCCATTGGCGTCGCCCACGGCCATTTGGGCAAATGTCCATGCCGTGCCGAGGGCATCTGCATTGGCCTGCTTGGCTCTGCCGATATCAGTGAGAATCGCGAAAAACTGGCTATTTTGGTCGGTCATGAGTGAATGTCCATCGTGTCGATATGATGTTCGCGGCCACCGATGCGAATCACTCCGCTGACGTCAATGTCGCGCTGTGTCGGTGGGTAAACGCTGAGTTCGTCGCCTTCGTACACGCTGGCCCCGATAAACACCGTGCCGGTGCTTTCCAGGCTAATGGCCAGGCCTGTCAGGTGACGGGTGACGGGCTTGGCGTCGTCAATCAGCCACGTCAGCTCCAGGTACATTTCTTCGGTGATACCGGTGTCGAGCACGCCGACCTTCAAGGCAAAGGTGCCGGGTACACCTTCTGGCGCGGTCTGCCACCACTCCATCACCTCGATTAGGTAACCCAGAGGCTCGACCACGCGGCGCAAGGCACCGATGGTGCCCTTATGGGCATGTATGTAGCGGGATGAGCGAATGGCCGCACGCTTGGTGGCTTCTGTCCAGTTGCTATCCCAACGGTCGACGGAGAATGCCCAAGCCAGGTAAGGCAGCAATTTCACCGGGCAGGTGTTTGGGTTGCACAGCTGCCGCAGCGGTATGGGTACCCGCTGAATCTGTGCGAGTGCCTGAGCGGCTTGGCGCTCAAGCGGCGTGGAGTTGCCCGGAAGAAGTTGTTGGGCACCCATTACTCGACACCCCGGGTGACAGTGACGCCAGTGCAGTAGGGGGCTTGGGCTTTGGTGGCGACGATATCCGCCCAGTTTTCCAGTTCAACCTTGCGCACGCCTTCGACGTGAAGTGCGGCGTGAACTGCCGATTCAGACACTTCCATTCCCAGGCGCCGACGTTGGTTGACGTAGGCCAGCAAGCGCTGCTCAGCTGCTGCGAGAATCGGTTCCGACTCGGGGCCGCTGGTCAGCAAGTACAGCTTTGCTTTGACCTGGTAGCGAACGATTTGCGCGCCTTGGATGGTGAGCCGGTCAGCCACTGGGCGGCGGTCATCGTCGCTCAGGTACGTTTTGACGATGGCAAGCAGGTCGGCCGATGCTGTGCCATCACCCAGGAGTGATTGCACGGTGACCACGGCCACGGCCGGGGATGGACTTTCGGCTGTGGCGTCTGCAACTCGGCCGTCCGCGCCTCGGGCATGGAAGATGTAGCTGTTGCGGGGGCCGGCGGTGCTTAACCCTTCCCAGGACATTTGTGCCCGCTCGCGCAAGCTATCGTCGCTCTCCATCAACCGAGCTACGGGCGGGTTTGCCAGTGGCTTGGCTTCCTGGACTACCAGGCGCGTGACGTTGAAGTTGCCCGCCAGTTGGTCCAGATCGGGACCTTTGGCCAGGGCCAGCAGGTTGGCAATTGAGGCCTCGTTGACCCTCTGGCGCCAGATGGTTTCGCGGTAAGCGTTTTCTTCCAGCAGCTTGGTCAGCGGCTCCGATTCCATTTCGAGGCGGGCAGCAATTTCGCTTTGTTCCTCGATCGGCCACAGGCTGATCATGTAGGCCTTGCGCTCGGCGAGGATCAACTCGTAATCGATCTGCTCGACGATCTGCGGCGCCGGGAGCTGGCTGAGGTCAATCGCGGCAAAGGAGTTCATACGCTGCCTCCCAGTTGCAGCGGGATGCTCAGGCTGAACGACTCGTTGCTGTCGACGACACTGCCTTCCACGTCCAGCACGGACTGGCCTTGCAGATTTGCGCCGACGAACTGAATGCGGCTGAGGCTGATCCGCGGTTCCCAGCGCATCAGCGCCATGACTGCGCCCGAGTACACCCGCAAGCGGGTGACGTCGTTGAATGGGTGGTCCACCAGCTCGGGCAGCAAGCTGCCGTACTCTCGGCGCATCACCCGGGTACCGATGCGGGTGGTGAGGATGTCGGTCATGGACTGGGTGATGTGGTCCAGATTGCCGATGGCGCCGCCGGTTTGTCGGTTCATTCTGGTTTCCCCGTCTTGCCGTTGCCTGGCATCACACTGCCGTGGGGATGGTTGACCAGGCTGATGCCGGCGGCGACCACGTCTTCGGAGACGGTCACAAGGCCGACCACATTCTGGTTGCCCGTTTGGTTGTAGTCGCCCTGGTGATTTATAGGGCCGATGATATTGATCCCGCCCTTACTGACGATGCTGGTGGTGCCGCTGTCGGGCAGGGTGGCATTCAGGTGGTGGGCGACACTGTCGTACTCGATCACCGCGCCGTCGGCGTAGGTGCGGCGGTGCAGGCCGGCGCGGTCGCCGTTGGCCGGGATGTTGTCGCAGGGCAGACCGGTAAGGACAACGCCGTTGGCGAGCTGGCCGGATGGGCTGAACAGGATCACCTGTTCGTCGACGGTCGGCGGGTCCCACTCGCGATCAGATCCGGCGCGCAGGGCGAGCCATGGCAGCCAGGCGGTGGTAAGTGCTCCGGTTTTAACCTGCACACGCGGGGGCTCCATCTGCACGGCGGCGATGACGCCGAAGCGGATGAGGTTTTCGAGCATGCGGGAGAGGGCGGCGAAGTCGTTCATGGCGCCGATGGTGGCGCCACGCGCGTGCGGGTGCAGCTCAAACGGCTTGTAACAAGGCGAGGTACAACTTAGCTGTTAGGTTTTGCCTGCTTTTTCGGTTTTGGTTGGCGGGCTGGAATATTTGCGTTCAAGCTCAGGGCCGCTTTGCCACTGACAACTACTCGATGGACAAAATGCTCCAGAGTCGTAAGCAGTATTTGAAAGGTCTCCTGATCAGGCGACCATCCACGATGAGCCGCAGCATTTCCAGCTTCCGTAACGGTTTGGAGGGTCATGGCTTCTGTCTCCCCGATGAATCCGTTCTCTCGCAACTCTTTGACTTTTTGTTCCAGTGTGTGGCCTGGGTCTATTTTTAGATATGTTGTTGTGAGGTCGAAAGCAGTCCTTAAACCAACTGCTGCAAGTATAAAAGACCTCGCTTCATAAGCTTGATAAACCTCCTGAAGAATTATAAAAAGTTGTGGGTCTTTCTGTGCGATGCCCCATACCCAGTCTGGTTTTTGGCTTTTTTTCTCTGGTATTGGGTAAGTTTCAACCGTCCGTGGGTAGGTGATAATGGTCTCCCCAGTGACAGGGTGGTAATTACCATCCCAGTCCTGATCGTCCCAACTACTTCTATAATAAAATACCGTTTCGCAACCGGCGCACTGAACCAACTTGTGATCGATCTGGCCCTCCATGTGATTTCGTCCATCATCCACAGACCATGGCTGATCGAATTCACCATGTATAATGCATTTTCTCTCCCCGTCGCATCTAGGGCAGTGTGCGCGGAATGCTTCTGTCATTTTTGAACAACTCCATTCTGTTCGGTTTAAAGTCTCACTCTGCTGTGAGCTAAGCATTGGTGAGTTTGTACACCGGCAAAGCATTGGAGTCTATGCGGTCAAATGAGTGAGTAAGCTGTCTCGGATCAGATCGAGGTCAGCGTCGGTGAACCCCAAAATCTCCCGCTGCTCGTAACGCACGTCAGGAGCACCAGGCTCCGCACGATCTTTCAAACCATACTGGTGAACCCTGGCAATTCGAGCGATACGCCCCGTGAACCCAACCGTTACGGCGTTGCTATCACCACGGACCTTGAGGTATGACGCTGTCCGTAGCTTCTTGAACATCGCCAGCTTGCGACGAATACGGCCCTGCTTGCCGCGCAGGTTCCGCTGCTTACGCGGTGCAAACTTGCTCCCGTCCGGATTTTGCTGAGCCACCACGCGCTTCTGCTGACTACGACGCAACTCCTGCCCGATGGTCCGGGCCAGTTTGCTTCGCTCTCCCGGCTCCAACCGAGCGAGCAGCACTCCCGCCCAGTCCTCCAGTGCTTCCAAGTTACTTGCCATCAGGCACTACCCACTCACTGGTGTTGCCCTGAGCCCCTGGTTTCCAGTTCGGATCGAGATAGCCGGCCACTCGCTGCGGTTCGTTAGGGTGTTTGACCGTGGTGTTGCCCTCGTCGTCATTGCCCACGACGACGCGCTCTGTCAGCTGCAGGGTAATGCTGAGGTCCACCTTGTTCTTGTCCAGGATGTCGGCTTCGAACTGAATGCCGTCTTTGACCTTGTCGAGGTTTTCCAGCAGCTCGGACTGGTTGACGCTGAGCCAGCCCAGGATCGGTAGGATCACGCTGTCGGGGTGGCCGGCGAACTCGGTAAGGATGATCTGCAGGTCAAAGCTGTATTCAAACGACAGGGTATGAGCAGCGGTGCAACGAACCCTGCCGTTGTCGATGAAGATCAGCAGGCGGTCGGGGTTGTGCTTGAACTCCGCAACGGTGGCCAGCAGGTGGGCGCGCAGGCTTTCGGGCTTGTTCATGGTTGGGCCTGCTGGTGTTTGTAGACCATGTCTACCTGGGCGGCGCAATCGGCCCATGCAGCTTCGGCGCGGTCCTGATCGGTCAACTGGTCACCGTTATTGCGCGGGCTGGTCGCCGGTAGTTGGCACGGCACCACGGCCGGACAGCCAGTCACGGTAAGCTGCGGCGCCGGTGAGGGCGGGGCGCTCGCGCAACCGGCGAGCAGCGTCAGGCAAAGGCTGAGCAGCCCAGTCGCGTAGTTCGGAGTTTTCACGTTTCAGGTCCTCTATGGTTCGCTCGCGTTTTGCCAGGCTCAAGCGCAGTTGGTCCTGCTGAGTGCGCAGGTTGCTCTGTGCATCGCGCTCCTGCTTCAGGGTGGTGCTAAGCGTGTTGGCGGTCGCCAGGTTGCGATCGGCGTCATCGCGGGCCGTCTTGGCCGCATCTTTCGCCAATTGGGTTTGGCCCTCGGCGACGTCGATCCGTTTTTCCTGACCCCAGATCAGCAGCGCCAGGGCACCGAGCAGGGCGAAGCCGTATAGGGCCTGGCGCAGGGTGCTCACGCGCGGTACCAGCCGAGTTTGTTCATCGCGGCGATGTTGAGCTGCTTGATGGGGCCGCGCACGATCACCGCTCTGGCACCGTTCATTATCTGAATGGACTCGGCCAAGAGCTGCATGTCGTCCTGCTCGGACGACTCCGGCACCACCAGCACGTCACCGTCCTGCACCCGCAGTTTTTCTACCGCGTCGAAGTCGATCATGCCGCCACTCCTTGCCCACACTCGCAACCGGCGTGCCGCTCGTAGGCGCGCTGGAGCTTGGTGTCGTAGAGATTGCGCAGATAGTCCGGCCCGTTGTAGAGCTTGGCGAACTCGGCCCATTTGCGCGCTTTCAGAGCCTTGTGTAGCGTCGGGTCGGTCTCGATGAAGCGGGTGAAGGCGTCGAACTGCTGTGATTCGCCGGCACTCATTGCCGCGACAAAGTCCTGCACGCTGGCATAGCCGAGGCGCTTCCAGTGGAAACCCATGATCTGGAAGGCGCCCCAGGACGCTGATTCCAGGGCGGCGGTGTCATCGATCAGGCGGGCCATGGCCAGGCGTTGGTGCTCGGCGGTACCGCCGATGTATCCGCCAGGCTTTGGGTTCACCAGGGCGGGGTTGGCGGTGGCTAGTTGGTCAGCGTGACGCTTGAGTTCGGCCGGGTCATCGCCCGCGTTTCGAGCCGTGGCGAGCTGGCGGTACATGATGTGGCGTTCGAACAGGATCACCGGCTTCCCGTTGTCGAGAAAGCCCTTGCCCTTGGATTCCACTTCATTCACCGCGTAGATGTTCGCCAGCGGTACGCCGAGACGTTCGGCAGCGACCACCAGGTCGTTGTTGCGTAGCAGTTGGGTACAGTCGCTACCGGCAAGACTGGCTTGAGTCTTGGTGCCGGCGACGCCGTCGGCGACCAGGCCCATTTTGACCTGGTACGCGCGGACGGCGGTTTCTGTGGCGTCGCCATAGTCACCGTCCGGCACGACGTTGGCACCGTTCTTGTTGAGACTCTTTTGCAGCATCAGCACCGCTTGCGAGCGGTCACCGTGGCGAAGGGTGGTCATAGTTGCTCTACCTTTCGGTTGAAAAACCTCTTGGCCGCAGCGCGGGTGCCTTCAACGCCGAGCAGGCCGATTACCCCGCCGAAAAATGGCGCGGTGGAGGTCGGGATGCCCAGCAGCGCCAAGCCATGGCTGGCGGCCAGTGCCAAGGATCCGCACAGCGGAGCCTCGACCACCATGCGGCGTAGGGTGCCGCCGCCGTACATGATTCGCAGGGCGGCGATGATCAGGGCGAGGACTCCGGCGTAAAGAGTCGGCCAGTTCTGTTCGAGCCAGGCGGCGAGCCAGGCCCAGGTGTCGGGACGGTCAGGCATGCGCTTCATTCCGTTGTCCAGGGTTGGTGGGTTCAAGGGCTTGGTGCTGCGGTGTCAGTCCCATAGGTTCACCATCTGCCGCTGGGGCGCGTTGGCTTGGACTTCGGGCATGTTGACGACAAGGCCTTGCGGCAGGATTGGGCCGTGGTCGGCCAGGCCTGGGTTCGCTTCAAGTACTGCCTCGGTGACGCCTGCAGTGCGGCCGTAGTGGCGCCAGCAGAGGGCGTCGACGGTGTCGTTCTGATTGGCGCGGACGGCGACAGGCATCAGATCAGCTCCACGGTGGTGCGGCTGATGCCGAGAAAGTCACGGACAGCCCAGCGCAGATCGCGGCGGTAGTCGTCGATGGTCGGGGCGACATCTTCGGCTTTATCGTTGCCTGTATTGGTTGCGCTGTAGTCGCGGTACCGCTCGCAGACTTCGGCGCCGGTACCGGCCTCGATCGCACGCCGGTACAGGTGAGCCTGGACCGATACATCGTTGATCTTGTCGTCAGGGACGTCGGCCAGCGTGGTGTAACCGGCGGCCAGTTGCTGGGCCTTCCACAACTTCAGCTCGCGATTGAGATTGATCGCTGCAGCGATTACGGCCGTTTCCAGGCGAGCGGGGGTGACGCTGTTGTCGATGCGTAGAGTGGCGCGGAGCTGCTCAAGGTCTATTGAGGGCCAGAACGGGTCGGTGTTGATGTGACCGCCGGTGACTGGGCCGCTGGCTACAAATGCGCTCATGGAACAGCACTCAAAAATGGGTCGCCGGTGGTCGGGGCTTCACGTTCAGGAGGAGCGGCCTGGCCGATCCGCCCCGAGCCGGCGGGGTGCGTGGGGACGCTCGGTTAGCTGCTGGGAGCAGCGAATTTTTTGAGGAGGCGCTCAACGCGCTCCAGATCCTTCTTGCCGCCGCAGCTGGTGTTCAGCTCGATGGCGCGGGCCAAGTGAGTTTTGGCGGACTCCAGAGTGCCGAGGACTATCAGGCGGTCTTCTGCTGGATCCTCGTCGGAAATTTTCTCGGCATATGCCTTGCCCAGTGCCAGGTGCAGCTTGGCCTTGGCCTGATCAGGCATGTCCTCGTCACCTGCGATCTGCTCGGTACGTAGCAGCAGATCCAGGTCAAAGGTTCCACCGGCCTTCTGCGCTTTCAGTGCCACTTCGGCGATTTCTTCCGCGACGATGGTCCCAGTGGTGCGTTCGAAGCGATCAGGCATCAGCAGCGCGTGGTGGATCACGTATTCCGCAATGTCCAGGGCGCCGGTAAAGTCCGCGGCATCCATGCGCCAGACCATCAGCGTGGTCAGCACCTGGTCCTGGGCGCCTTTGCCTTCAGCGAGAACACCTTCCACATAGGGGACGTACTCCGGCAGCAACTGCCGTTTCAGTTCCGCCTTGCCTTCGGTCGATTGCACCTGTTTCAGGCGCAGATAGTCCTGCTGGAGCTTGGCGAGGTGCAGTTCGTAAACGGATGCGCCTTCCATGGTCATCTCGGGACCGGCCACGGCAGCCGCTGCAACGGCTGCTGTGACGCGCTGGAAGTGGCGGCGGCAAGGATTGGTCATGGTTGCCGTCCTCAGCTCAGAGTGATGTTTTCGGCCATGGCAGCGCAGCCCAGGTCTTCAATCACATAGCTCTCGTTGACCGATTCGAAGTTCTCGATGCGGTCGCGTTTGGCGTTGTCGACAACGGTGCGGCGCCGGGTGTTTTCCTGCCAGTAGATCGACAGGTTGTCGAGGCGGGTCACCAGCAGGCCGTTGGGCGGGAAGTGCGGCACACGCACTGCGGGCAAGTTACCGATACGTTTCTGGCTGGTGACGATATCGGCCGCGAGCATTTCGGTCGGCGCCTGGGTTTTGTTGATGATCGGGAAGTACTTGTCGGCCAACAGTTGGCGACCGCAGATCACCACCAGGTCGGTGTCTTCCTGATACCAGGGCTCGATGAACTCGTTAACCATGCTCACGACCAGGGCGTCGATGTTTTCGAAGTCCTTGCCGGCGCCGATCTGGATCTTTCCGCTGCCGTCGACGACTTCCTTCATCACACGAGCAGGGTTTTCCAGGCGCATTTTCTCCAGCCAGCCAACGTTGACGTCCTGCAACAGTTGGTTGAGCGTCGGGTTGGAGGTGGCGGCTCGACTGGTGCCGTTCCAGCCGATCATGATCCGGTTGAGTGCTTGGGCCTTGATGATGGCGTCGCGAATACGCGCCTGGAAGTCCTTGAACTTGGCCCACTGATCCAGCTTCTGGTAACGGATGCCGGTGTCGAAGTTGGTCTGGGTGCAGACGTACCCACGGTTGTCCAGTCCGCTCGGGTCGCGCGGCTCGCGGTCCTTGACGGTTGTGTCGGTGGTGCTGGCGATGGTGCCGTCGATACCGATGCCGATTTTTTCACCGGACTGCTCGGACACGCCAAACACATTGATGGCGCTGAGGAAGGCGCTGGACTCCTGGATACGGGTTTCCAGGGTCTGGGCCACGCTCGGTGCGGCGGTAAATTTGGTGGTGACATCGCTCACGCCGTGCAGCTGCGCGAGTTGTTGCAGGTAGGCGTTGTACAGGACGCGGGTATCGTTACGCATGGTGTTCTCCGATGTTCCTTGGCTGGGTGTTGTCCGTGATGTGAATCAGCAGTCAGTGACGAGCGCGCCGTCACCGCCCGTAGCCGGCGGGCGAACGGAGTACTGCGGTTTTTGTCCGGTGGTGTCCGGGGTTTTTTCGAGCTGGGCAACCAGAGCCGTGAAGTCGGCGGACAGCTTGTCGTGCGCGATCTGCAACTTTTCGCGGGCCGACTTTTCGGTAGCGAAGGTTTCGCCCTGGCTGGCGACATGCTCGGCCATGGCCTCGACGGCCTCGCCCAGTTCAGTGAATAGAGCGGCGTCCTTGCCTTCCTTGTCCTTGCTCTTGCCGAGGAGTTCGAGAACGCGGGTGAACAGGCCTGTGACCTTTCCGCTTTCGTCCTCAACTTCTTCGAATTCAAGTTCGATCTCGACAGCCTCGGAAAACAGGTTGCCAGGATCGCGCTTACGGGCTGCCAGTGGGTTCATGTCCGGGTGTTGAGCGCTGAACGTCAGCATCTCGGT